GATCTTGGCACGTAAGCGAAATCGCGTCATGTGACTGGTAGGCTGGCGTTTTAAGATTCGTAACGCCAGCTTTGACCTTTGACCTTTGACCACCTATAAATACCATGGGGTACTTCGAGGAAAATGGTTATTCCTTGTCCACCGGACTACACCACTCCGAAATGGCTTACTCTCGTTTTCGTCGTCGGCGCTCTTTTCGTCGGCGCCCCGCTCGTACCCTACGCCGATCCCAACACAAGCGAACCGTGCGTCGTAGACGATTCGTTCGGCGTCCCCGACGTCGTATGACTTCTCGTCGTGTTCGCAATATTGCGTCACGCAAAAAGCATGATACCCAACTCGGCGCAGATTCTAACGCCGATGATTCGTCTAATCCCGTCCAACTTCATGCAGGTAATAATTATTACCTCTGGGCTCCTTCCTATTTGGAACAACATGAGGAATCGTATGATTATGTTCGGAATACTCAGAATGTGTATTTCCGCGGAGTCCAGGATCGTGTGTTCCTTAGCGCAGCCTTTGCCTTTACTTGGCGGCGGGTGTGCTTTTTCTCCTATGAGCAATTTGTTCCCGCTTTGCCGTTTTTTGTTGAAGCGCCCGTTGATGACGACCCTCAGATTATGCGTCGTCCCCTGCGAGAGATTACTCCTAAGACTGCGTCGGAATTTTTTACGTACGCTTGGAAGGGTACCGTCGGTGTTGATTTCTCTGAGAACACTCGGTGGAATGCACCTCTTGACGATAAACTTCTTACTATTGTTTATGATCGGTCTGTCACAATTAATCCGAATTACGCGGCCCCTGCCGGTGCTACTTTCGGGAAGTCTATGACTCGAAAGATGTGGCACCCTGTCAATAAGACTATGATGTATTCGGATAAGGAGAATGGGTCTACTCCTTCGAGCACTGGTTGGACATCCATGTGTCCAAACTCTCCTGGGAATTTTTACATTTTGGATATTTTTTCTACGGGACAGGATTTACCCGGTGATCTTACTGGAGTTGGTGAATTTGGAAGTGAGGCAACAGTGTATTGGCATGAGAACTAGATAATTTCGACCAATGGATCTTCGATGTGCACAATTTCACAGTTTAGTAGTAACCAGGGCACGTCAACATGTGGGTCCGCCAGGGGGTCCGAGTTCATGCACATGATCGTCGGTCTCCCCCAATAGATTGTCGTCTTGGCTCGGTATTTGTCCGTGCATTCGAATTCCTCTTGGCAGCCCAGCCACCCCTTGTAGCTCGGAAAGAATTGAAATCCACCACTAATATCGTCGAAAATTGCGTAGTCTGCCTCGTCATCGTATTTGTCGATGTTGAGGTGACCATTCATGTAGATCTGTCTGCCCAAAGAACGCGCCCAAACCGTCTTACCGGTTCTGGAAGGTCCCCAGATGATGAGAGACTGTCGTCTAAACCCCAAGCAGAGATGAGAAATTAGCGGCACGCTCAATCACTTTCCCGTCAGGGTGGGGGAAGGGAAGTCCACGGCTCCGGCGAAGGCCGGTGGGGCGAAGCCCCATCCCGCGAACAACCCTACTAGGATAAGGGGTTCTTACCTCTCTCCTCCTCGTCTACCAAGGTCGGACTGACTGAGCCATCCCTCAATGCGACTTCCGCCAAGAAGTCTAAACCTGGGGCTGGTATATTCTCTTGGTTTTCGATAGATCTTATTGGCGTATTGGACGATCGCACGATTGAAAAGGACATAAGATCTCGGATCAGCCATCCGCACTCTTTCAAAAAACTCGTCTTCAGTTGGAGCATCGATTGCGTGGCTCCATCGCTCTGCAATTGATCCTCCAGTTCCGCTATCTCCTCCGTTAGGTCCACCCAGTTCGTGGATAATGTCACCGTCCTTTCCAGCGTAATTCCAGGGCTTCTTAATCGTGCCTCGAATTGATTTAATATTCGGGTGAGCTCCTCGGTAGTCGAAGAGACTCGCTGAATTGACCAATTGTGTCTCTGCATAACCCACGACGCAGTGGAGATGAGATGCTCCATCTTGGTGCGACTCTCTTGAAAGTCTGTAGTCGCTCGGAGTTCCCAACACTTCTTCGATAAAACGGAAATGTTGAGTAGGTGTGCTTCGGAGTTCCTGGATGACATCTTCGCCGATTTGGGAATAGGTCAGAAAAAAGATCTTGGCACGTAAGCGAAATCGCGTCATGTGACTGGTAGGCTGGCGTTTTAAGATTCGTAACGCCAGCTTTGACCTTTGACCTTTGACCACCTATAAATACCATGGGGTACTTCGAGGA